ATATACCTCATCCCTTAAATAACTTCTCAGGTTTGTAGCATTAAGTTCATCAGCATAGTTTTCTGTATCAGGGATTCTCCATGTTTCCCATTCCAATTTTACCTTATTCCATATCTGCTGATAGTTTATCCTATCAATAGAACTCAATTGATCCCATATAAGAATATCTCTTGCTACTGTAATATCTTGTGCTATATCATAATAAGGAAACTTCTCAAATATATCATTGATTGATAAACGAATATTATCTACAGTTTGTCCTGTATATGTAATCTGTTTATCAGCTCTGTCAATAAAATAGGTTCCTATTAATTCTACAGAGGTAATAGCATTGATAGTTTTTATAACAGCTATATTAAACCATTGAAATTGTCCTGTTATATCCAGGTTGGTAATATCAATAACAATTGACTTTCCTACAGGTGTATTGAAATTAGGACTAACAAGAGATATATCAGCAATAGGTGTAGGATTGGTAACAGAATAATAGGCTGTATAAGCATTAGCTGCAGCATCAGAATATTGTACAGCAAATTGATATGTTCCTGATATAATATTTCCTGTATTGGTAACATCAATAACTTCTATTTGTGGAATAGAGAAATCAGGTTGTATTTTTAATTGATTGCAATCAACATTAGTGGAATAACCAGGATTACATAATTGACTTCCATATTCAAGCGTGTATGGAATATTATCAATATCCAAATATCTCCTTGGATTATAACCATCTGTCCAATATATTTCTGTACTGCAATTGGTTATTTTATGTACGCATTTATGTATAGGATAATTAATATTGAAATTCAAACATACAGCATCAACTAGAACATGAAAAATACAATCGTTATTCTCCATATATCCTATTTGACTATCTCCTGAGGAAGGATTAGTAATAAAGAATATGTATTTGGTTTGTTCGTTGATAAAATGATTTCCTATTGATACAAATCCTTCAGGAATTTGAATGCAGGGCTCATTACCAGCCTCATTTTGAATGCTCAACGTGTTAGCATCAAAGTTTTCTACATTAGCATTAAGACTATAGCTCCATTGTCCTTGACGCATTTGTGAAGGACTATTATCCATATTCAAACCAACATTGGCTGTACCAATATGCTGTTTAATGTTTCCTTCTTCCTGTTCAGCCATTTGTATTAATTATTTCTATACCACTTATTTACTCTTCCTTCAGGCAATTCATATCTCCTATGTCTTGATAAGCTTTGTTTAATCCTCTGTTGCTTCTGCCATGATGTCTGTTTTTTGATTTCCAGCTCAGCCATTATATATGCTTCATCAGAGAGTTGCTTATAATACATCATCTTTTGCTGAAGCTGATTAAAAGTCTCATCATTAGTCTGATTAGTAAGTGTTTCAAAGCATTTATATTTAAGAAAGTGTTCAATGTACTCTTTTATGCGAAAATTATCAGGAATAAGCTGATTCTGACTTTCATCATAATCTGTAGCATAGAAAACTAAATTAACAACACCTGTTCTGAAATTGGTAACAAACTTATTATCCCTTATATCAAAGGAGTCATAGGTTGAAGAATAAGGAACTTGTTGTGCAAATCTCTGCCAATCATCTATATAATCTACATCACATTGCTGTCTTACAGAAATATTTCCTGGCTTAAGAAGATAATGTCTTGTATAGCTTCTTGCTATTTCATTATTAGTCTTATATACAGCCTGTACAATTGTAGGCATACATTCAGGACATCCATTTGTACATTCAGGATTATTGCATGATATTCCATTCATTATCATAGGAGCAATCTGAATAGTGGTGGCTGATGCTGCCTGTGAATAAAATGAATTAGCTGTCTGATATGGATAACCATCTATCTCTGTACACATCCATGCTTCCCTTACACCATAGAAATTATCAGGAAGCCTTGCCTGAAAATCCTCTATATAGAGAATATCATTAGCTATGGAATAAGTTGCTTTCCCTAATTTATTGAGACACTTATTAAGATAGAGTGGAAAGAGTAGGGAATCTACAGCTCCTGTATCATAATATGCCTTCAATTCCTCTTGAACGGTAGCAAAAATTCCCTCCGGACTAATAAAGTTGTATTTGAAATAGTATGACATGGTGTTTTTATTTATTTTTCATTATAACCCTTCCATTCATGATAGATTTGCTGGTACTTAGGATTTATTTTTATGTAATGGGCAAGAAGTCTTGATGTTGCTCTTGAGGGTTTAAAATACCACATTTCTGAGAACTTTATTCTTGCTGTATTTTTGAACCACATCCATCCAAAGAAATATCCTTCTGTATGGAAATTGAAATTATATATGAGTTTGTGTTTTTCTCTTGTCTTAGGCCAATCTATTGCAAGGTTTATGAATTCTACTTCTTTCATCTCACCATTAATTCTTTTTGGGATAAGCATTACCTTCTTTCGCTTCTTCTTATTAATAGAAAATTCCCCAAATCCAAAGGGGAATTTAGCTTTCTCACCTGTCTCTAAAATATACTCCTTAAATGATTCATTAAAGGTGTAGATTATAGAACGCCATTCATCAAATGTAAGTTTTATGCTTGGATGCTTGTCACAAAACTCTTCATAGTTCTGCTTACTAGAGCTTCGCCAATCAATGTGTCTTCTCACGATATAGTTTTAGTTGGTTTTTCCTCTTGATGTAGAAGGTCTTCCAAGTGGTATCTCATCATCGTTGTTATTCTCAGTCAAATCTTGCTTCAACATAAAGTAGGTAGACATTAGTTTCTGAGAGGTAAGCTCTAATACTTGTTTCTCAAGATAACCTGGAAGAGCAAACTCTTTATCCAGAGGATTCTTACACCAATCTTCATCTGTTACCTTTGTTGGACCACAATTACAATCAGGATACATTAATTCATTTGGAATATCTTCTTCAAAGAAAGCTGCCATTCTAACAGCTTTTACCATTGGATTAGTAACATACAGATAATCATTAGCAATCCAAAAGTATTCTTCATTCTTTACAAAGGGAAGTTTTAAGAGGTTTACATACCTGTTGATACTTATCTCTTTCAATTTCTTTCCTTTTCCACTCATTATATTAATTGAATAAACTCCCTGAATAACATACTGATAGTTTCCTTCAGCAATCCTAGGGAGTTTATATTTACTTCTCGCTATTGAACAGGGATCTACATACTCACAACACTCTGAAATAGGCACCTCAATCATTTCCAAACAAGATATTGTGGTAAAAATGCTATCTGTACTCCATAATTTTCTGAGGTTTGTTTCCCTTTTCACAAGGAGTAGGGTATTATTTCTAATTTCCGAAGCTATTATGCGGTCTGTAATAAGCCCATCAGTACTTATTAATTTATGCATACCACGAATATCAGAAACTAATTTGCGTAATATTGACATTTTATTAAGTTTGCTTAAGGTGTTGTAAAGATATAACTATTCTTTTGGATTTTCAAAATAAAATTAATCAATCTCGTTATTCACTCTAATGAACTTAATTAGAGTTTAGCAAAACTGCCAGAGATTTTTAGTTCCCTGGCAGCAAAAAGAGTCCAACTAAAGCCAACAAAAGTTGAATCTTTTTATCATTATGCATTGCAATAACCATCACAACTTGCTGTTCCAGCTGCACTACCAAAATTAACTATCCATCCTGGAGATGTTTGATCTACAGGAATGGAGAGTATTTCAAAAATGTAGAAAGGTATATGATGAGCTTCTGTATCAGCATAAAAATTACCTATTGTAAGTCCTGTGCCAATTGGATAATTAGCAATTCTTCCTATATCACCATTAGTTGTACAAGTTGCTCCATCACATATATATCCCTGTACTGTATAATATTCAAATGGACCAGGATATTCTGTGGTAGTAGAAGTTGTGGTTGAAGTAGATGTAGAAGTACTTGTACTTGTGGTAGTAGTGGTAATAGAAAGAGATAATGTGTGCTGACATACACCATTGTGTGCCACTATCTTTATTGTTTCTGTACCATTAGGAACTACAACAGCTGTATATCCTGCTAACAGAGAAGCCTTAGGAACCTCTGTTTCAAATGCAGAGAGATAACCATCCACATCTGAAAATAAATCAAATGTAGGGCCTGTATCAGCTCCTGCTACTGTTAATGTTATTAGTACGGTTATCATTGGATGTTGGTTTTAAATAATTGTGGTAGTGGTGGTAGTTGTTGGTGCATAACATGTATTTATACTTGTAATATATCCTGACACTATTGTTACAATTGCTACTTCGGTTAACTCTTGTATTTCAGTTGCTTGTACAGTTGAGGAAGCTATATATGTTCCATCCTGAATTGTCTCACATGAATTAGGATATATTAATCCAAAGTTTTTATACATATATTGTCCTATTTCTATTATATTATATTGTATGGGAAAAGCTCCTGCCCCAAGCTGATGTCCAGTAATAACTCCTATTGTAACAAAGTCCTGCCATAATGTACAGACATCTATCCAAGGACTATCTCCAAAGAAATGATATCCCGGTGGTACAAGATCGTCACCACTTAAATAATATAGCATGTATGTATTACTTAACCCTTCTGGTCTATAACATAATGTTGTTGTTGTGGTTGTAATTTCTTCTTCAGTTGTACTGGTAGTTGTAGTTGTAGGAATTCCTGTAGTTGATGTAGTAGTGGTTAAAGATGTAGTGCTTGTTGTTGATGTTGTTGTAGGACATACTCCTATTACACTTATTTGTGCATGTCCTGTTATGTGTACTGTCCCTATCTTTGCACAGAAGGAAGCTGTTACTCCTGGGTATACAATGATAATAGAGGATTCTGTATTATCGCAGTTCTCAAATTCTAATGTAGCAGGTTCAGCATCCGGATAAACATACATTAAATAATTCAGACAGGTAACTACAGGGATAAGAGTTGTAGTAGTGCTGGTAGAAGAAGTTGTGCTACAAGCAGGATTTAATGGCAGAAAATACCATTCACAGGGATATGCACCTTCAATTCCCATTTTTATGGCTTGTACATTAGATAATAAAGTACTCTTGCAGGAGATGTGTTCTCATGAGGAACACTTCCTCCAATTGAGTTAATAGTATGAGTATGACTTCCTGCAGATGAAGTATTAACTGTACCGTCATCAACAGTATTATATTCTCCACCAACTAAATAACCAGTACCTACAGCTGTAGTATTATTTGCTGTTACTGTATGTACATGATCTCCATTAGTAACCATTGTATGTGTATGAGAAGGAAGTGTATTGGTAGTAAGTAATACAGTACTTTCTCCTATAACATCATCTAATGAGTATGTGAGTCCTAAAACATTTGATTCAAGAGTGCCTCCCCCCATATCAGTGATTGCACCAACAACAGCAAGTCCCCTTAAATCAGGAGTACCATGATCTCCATTACATAAATATACTTTCTCCCATGCTCCAAATCCTATACCTGTTACAAACCCATCACTTGTTGTAGGATAATTAACTAATGGTCCATAATAAGGAATAGGTGAATATGGAACCATTTTATTGTACATTTTGGTAGATGTTGTTCCTGCCAGATATGCAGCAATATCATTATTCAAATCAACTTTCTTCTCATAATTGGTTTCTACATCAGCTGTAAGATTTTCTAAATCTGTTACTGCTGTGCACAATTTAACAATTACAGCCTGAAGCACATCATGTGTATCAGATTCTATTGTTACACCATCCAGACAATCTGTTACACATTCCTGCTCAATTGTTGTTATAGCAGCATCTACAGCTGTTACTTGTGTTTGTAAAGCACATAGGGCTGTAGCAAGAGCTGTAAGCAACTGATTTAATGTAATGGTAGGTGTAGCAGGGAGACTATCAGTAAGTAGTGTACAGAGTCCCAAATCAACATCTGGCACTATACCTGTACCATCCAATACTGTTGTTAGATAGATAAAGATTTTATCCTCTATAACAGAGAGAGGGTCTCCTGTTTCTATATCAAGGAATGCTATTGGCAGTCCTGTATATTTTACACATTGATCTGAGGTTGTTTCTACACAACCACCGAAGCAGTTATTACAGTTAGACATATTCTATAATTTTATTTGATTTTGCTAAGTTCTCTGTACACCAAAGAGGTTGCAGATTTGTGTAATGACATAATTTTATCACTTCCTCTTTTGTATTTGCAGTAGAGATTGGAATAATATGATCTATATGATAACCATATCTACCAAAATCTTTTAATGTTGTTCCTTCTGGGCACTTAGATAAAACATAAACTCTAAATTTATCTAATGTGCATCCTAATATTATTTCAGACTTTAAAGTTTTAGTAATGTTTCTTTTGTTTCTTTTAAAAGAAGCTAATATAAATGATCTTATATGACAATAAAAATTATAAGTTTCATCTTGTCTTCTTCTTCTTTGTCCTAATCTGTGAGTTTCTCTTTTCTTATCTCTATTATTTTTTACCCACTCTTTATTATATATACTTTTATGTTCTCTCTTTTTTATACTGTATTCTTTCATGTATGCATCATATCTCTCTTTATTTTTAATGATCCATTCTTTATTATACTGTTTAACTTTTTCTGCATTCTTTAACCTTCGCATTCTTTGCATAAGATTTCTACCAATTCTTTTTTCTTCCTCAGTATGATATTTAAACGATCTTGCCATTATTTATATTTTAGTGTATGAATTTTACTTGAAATCTGAGAAATTGTGTAATCACTTGCGTAATTACTGTTAACATATTTATACTGCAATATCCTCTTGTATGTCAGAAGATCTATAAAGACACTTGCAGGAATAGGTTTATTCAGCATAAATACTAAATTGTTATATAAACTGCCTGATAGCTTAGCTACCTTGCAATCTATTTCATCAATCAACGTCAGAATATCATCACATGATGAACACCCATCTATTATTCTTGGATTTAACATATTATGGATGAATTATTGGTGTTGGAAGAGGAGTTACTGGTTTTGGTCTGCATGAAGAACAAAGTCCATTAGCATCCAAATTACACCCACAGCCTACAGACTTACCACATGATTTGCATTTCATTGAATTAATTTTTAGTTGGTTTATTGGAAATTTATTACAAAATTGGTTCCTGTACATCCGCAATCCTTATTAATGAATGTTTCAAGCATTGCATTTGCACGTATATATAGAGTTTCTGATTGTACTGTGGCACAATTATTGGATGATGCTATAGCCCCCTGTATGAAGAAATATATTGTATTCAATTCTATCTTTGATTGTGCTTTAATAGCCCTATCACATTCCATCATATCAAGTTGCATAAAAGCTTCATCAAACTTCTCCTGTAATTTATCTACCCTGAGAAAGGTTTTTGATAATTGTTCTACAAAGTTTATTACATATGTGACACAATAGGTACCATCAGGAAGTGGTTCTTCATTCCCTGATGTTGTTATTCCTAAGGATGTAGAATTAAGGATATTAGTTGATTGTATTGTAAAGGGTATATCAACCGTGTTAAACCCAGGAACATTTATTCTTAAATAAGGACTTATAATAATTCCAGGATCAGCATACACTGAAGCATCTACCACTGCTAACGTATTTACATCATACGTAGGAACTATTACTATATTTAGTATGTCTGCCATATTGTTTAAATAAAAAGAGCCAAAGGATTTTTGGAATTTTATCCTTTGTCCTTTGGCTCAGATTTACAATTAGTTAAAATTAGGTTCCTGCAGTGGTTGTGCTAGTGGTAGTGATACATGTGTTTTTATCAGCAACAGTACCAAGAGCATCCTCAAGAGCATTCTCAACAGCTGTTGCCATTGCACTTCCTGTCTGTACAGCAATAATCACCATACTATCCTGAGTTTCATAAGATCCCCAATTGTAAGCACTCCTATCCAGTTCATTGAACTTGATATAATAAGTGGTGTAGTTTACTCCAGGCTCTGCAAAACTTTCAAAGTTCTGGTTGTAGCCCATCATCCTATAGAGATGTTTCAGGAAACCAACCTGATAACTATAGTAGTTCTTTTCCAGCTGAAGGATTTCAGCATAAGTTCCACTAGGATAATTAGAAGTTTGTGTAATAGTTGATGTAGCAACAATATTACAGGCATCACTTACAATGAAGTCAGCAGTGGTAGCAGGTCCTGCATATACAAATGTCCTAAACCACATCCTATCATATTCAAATGGGAAGGCTGCAATATCACAAGGAATACCATAGGATGTAAGTGCTTTCCCTGTAATAACCAGTTTAGCTGAAGCTCCACTTCCTGATTTTGAGAATGTGAAGAATGTATTCAGCATAATATGATCAGGATTAATACCTGTAGGACCATATTCTGAAAGAGGACTTGCCCAATTGATAACTCCTGAGGATACATGATATCCTGTAAGTTGCTCCATAGCATTGTCAATCAATGCATCAACATCAACATCATCACAAGGATCATCACCACAATCACAGCAAGGAGCTACAACAGTGACACTACGTGTAAGACCATTGAAATATAATGTATCAATATAGGAACTGTGAGCACGAAGGGTAATAGTGATAACATCACCACATTTTGCATGCCAATCATCTATTTCAACTATTTGATTAGTTGATTGAGGACATCCTGTAACTTTATACCATTCTGTTACATTTGAATGATTAGGATAAACTGTTTGAGCATTACCCGTTAAAGGTATTCCTGCTCCCTTAATTTTATCTGAGCGTTTGCTACCCTCAAGATAATTGTTAGTCCTTCCTTGTGCAATGTAGAAATAAGCCTTGTCTGCAGGAGTATTGTCTACAGCATAATTAGGATCAAAAATACCAAGCTGACCAGGTGTTAGGTTTTGTGTGGATCCAGTACTAGCTAAAGCAGTGAAGCTACTAGGCACTACAAAAACTGTGGTCAATGAAAAATCTGCCATTTTGTTTTGTGTTTAATTGTTAGTAATTATTCGTTAGTTTGTATTCGGAATTGTGCATTTTGTACTGCAGATGCATTCTCTGTATACATAGCAAGAGACTGTACCGCTAAATCAAGCAATTCATCCTCCAGATAAGTTTCAAATTCACAATCTACATCTGTGCTATCTGTACCATCAAATTTCTTATATCCTGCTTTATCTATATAGACAGGATACCTGAGATACATAATATACACTTTAGTTGGTGTGAAGGTTCCATCTGTAAAAATGGACATCTCATCTGAGGAGATGATATTGAAGGTTTCCTGATACTCAAAGGAAGGTTTATAATGTTCATTCTTCAAGAGGAGTGACAGATCACCATGTTTAGCCAAATCCTGGTTAATCCATATAATTCTGTCTTTACATCTTCCTTTGTCTGCCAAAACATATGAATCTATATAAAACATATAATCTGGCTCCAAGGAATGAATATTAACTATCCATTGATTCAGGTTAGCATCATGTAATTGTGGAACAAGAGGGTGATCAATGTAATTTTCAACCAAACTCTGCAGGTCTTCATACCTTTTTTTAAAAGCATCAAAACCCATTCCACTCACAATGCTTATACCATCAACTTTTTGTTTAATCAGTTTTAGTTGGGCTTCATTTAAAGCTAAGATTTTATCCTCAAGCTGTATCTGCTGATGCTCATTAGTTGATAGTTTATTTAGTTTTTGATCTATCTTATATAATAAGCTGTCTACAGGGATCATAATGCTGCTATTTTCTTACCTTTCAATTTCTGTTCAAGAGTAAGTAAATCCATTTGATGTTCTTCATCAATAAGGAATTTAATTAAATCATCCTCATCACTGGCTATCTCATAATCCCCTTCATATATCTTACCATTTGGATAAGTTCTATAAATGGAATGCTGAAGAGCCTGTTTTACTAAATCTTTTACACTGAGCAAATTTTCTTCCATGTCTGCAAACCGTGTAAATATATCCACTGTAGAAAGTCCTTTATATTTTCCCTCTTTGAATTCTGTCTGTTTAAGGACATTATCTACTAAGTTATATACTACCTCTTCCCTTGTATCATCTGTAACCGGAAGTCCTAAAAGTCTTGCAACTTTCTTCTTCTTTTCAGGAGACATACTATCAAATTTAGCAATTGCTTTATTGATAATTTGTTTCTTCTTAAAGACAATTTGATTTTCAATTTCATCATCTGCTACATAGAATTGTGTATCTGCAGGATATTCTCCTAATTCCCATGCCCTATAACTGGAAGAAATAGTAGGATGTACCCTAAGCCATGAAAAAGCAAGTTCTTGAAAAGGAACAGAGAGATCAAAGAAATTATCTCCATCCATTAATTTAACTGGTTGTACATGCAACTGATCTTCTGTAGATGTGGAAAGTCCATAATTCCAGAAAGATGAGCGTGGCCCCAAGTCAATATCTCCAAGACTTTCCTGTAATCTTTTCTTTAAATCTTTAATCCGCTTAGTCTCTAACTCTTTCTCTAAAGGATCTTGTATTCTTTTCAGATAAGCAGCATCAGGATCTAACCCTGTTCTGTATTTACCATCCATTTCCTTATAAGGATACTTGAAGACACCAGTACCTGGTACTCTTGTCATTCCTCTTTGTGCTAATCCACCTTCCATTGTTTGTTGACCAGCTGTATTATATTCACGCCTGATCACAGAAATCTTGCCAATTTTACCCATATGTAGTTGATTTTGAATGAGTTACCTCCCTATTTTTATATAGGGAGGGTTCTCAATATTTATTTATTATAATTTAAACACCCAAGTTTTTAATTTTGCCATTTTTAATTTTTTCTAACTCTAGCACCTTTTTAACATGAGTGATATTCATATAAGGACTATGTAAATCTCTATGACAATTTGAACATAATAACATACATTTCATTGCTTCATTTAATATTTCATCATCTGTTTTTGATTTTAGAATCTGAATTTTTACTTCAAAATTCTTTTCATAAGGATATATATGATGAAAGTCGAAAGCTGCTATGTTTTTATCATATCCACATTTTTCACATTTTCCTCCAAAAAGTTCAATTAATTCTAGTTTCTTTTGAATTCCTCTTAGAGTATATTTATTTAGTCCAGATTTCTCTTTGAACTCTTTCTGAGTTTTACATGCATAGGAATATCTAACTGTATCATGACATTTTTGGCTACAAAATCTTTTACGTCTTTGTATTTGTTTTCCAGTTTTAGTAGTTAACTCTTTACCACAATGCTCACAATATCTTATTATATATTCCTTCATTCCTATAGTTGTGGCATTTCTTCAATTAACACTGTACGGGAAAGGTCTTCAATAAATACATCACACCTATCCTGCATCCAGAGTTCATATCCTGGGAATTTAGTAGCTGAGGACATTCCCTGTGATTTTGCAAATCCTAAGTGGTGTCTACGACCATCTATATATCCCCATGTCATTGAAGGAGCTCCCTGCATTCTTACCTCACGCATATTATTGATCATTGATCCATCACTCATTGGTGATACATCAAATACCATAAATACAGGTGTAGATTTTTTGTTCTGTCCAAACTCAAGATTACTCTGTGGTAGATCTAGTTCCTTCAGATGGATAAGTTCTACCTGACCTGTTTCACGAGTTACTATAGAGTCAAAGGCAAAATTGTAAACAATATGTTGTCCTTCACCCTGCAGATACCGATTTCCACTATCTGCCATGAATGTCAAGCCTGAATTTAAAGCATCCTGTTTGAAAGCTTGTCCTGCTACATCAAATCCTGCTTCATTAGTATAGAGTTTGACATGGCGGTCTTTTACATCAACACGCCTGTAGAATAAATCTCCAAATACTGAACGAAGAAGATTAGCTGAGAATTCTCCCCTGTTATATTGTACAAGGTTTCCATTATTACGCATCCTGTGATATACACCAGCTGATGTACGTTTTACTTCCTGCTTGCTGCCATTTGTTTTAACAGTGCCAGGTTTTGACCAAATCATCCTTTTCACCTTCAGCTCAAGCATTGCTTTACGCATCCAGAATTCAATAAATGGTTCCCATTTAATATCATTCCTTGTAAGAGGAAGCTGATTCCTGCGCTGAGGAGCATATACAAGAATATCAAGAGGTCTGCCAGCAGCATCTCTCATCATTTTATCATCTGCCCATGCTGTGATTTTATGTTCAAAACCATATCCTGAACCAAGAGATTCAAACATTACAATCTCTTCACCCAAGCGAGGAAGTCCTAAGAGGTCTTCATCAAATTCACCAATAGCTGCATCAACCAATTCTAATTCAATACCTACCTGAAAGAATGTTGAACTAACAAAATCCACTGTAGGATTGTCAGTAACAAGTGTGAATGAATAAAGCCATCCTGCATTCCAAGGCATAGGATCTTTTACAACATACCAGCGAGGACCATATTGACGAGATCCTACAGATACAATTGCATTTTTGGAGAATTCATTGGTATCTAATACAACCTGGAATTCCTGTCCATCAATACCTATTTTAGTTGCATTGACTGTTCCTACAAGTCCTGTGGGAATATCAATGATTTTAGGGAATTTGTAGGGAACCTGAATTTTCCATTTCCAAGCATCCGAATTATTGTCTATATAATAAGGTGTGCTTTTGTTAATCATGTCAAGGAAATCATTACTATACAAAGAACTTTGTGTATACAGGCTTATGATTTTTTTGTCATAATCTGCAGGTTCTGTACTGTGAAATGATTCCAAGTGATTTGCATCTGTGAGTTTCCCTACAGCACGTTTGTCCATAGAGGCCACACGAGCATAGGTAAAACCAGTTAATCCCGGAATAGTTTGAAGTGCCATTTTTGTTTTTAGTTAATTGTTATTATTTAAGTGAGCTCCATGTACTGGATTGTGAATTACTATTATTACTTATTTTAGTTACAGATTTCTGCCTTGCTAGTTCACTAAAGAGTTCAGTAGATTTTTTACTGACTCCTGTTCGCTGAATAGTAGACAATGTAGGATCTTTTTCTAAAATTTTGAGTAATAATGCCACCTTCACTTTCATTGCATGATTCTCAGGTCTCTTCATATCCAGAATAGCACGATCAAAATCAGTGAGTGTTTCTCCGGAAGGAGTCTTCCACTTGTCTAACAGCAGAAATTCTTGTAGTTCGTTTGCTAATTTTGGATTGATAGGGATACCATCAAACTCTTTGGCCTTCAATTTTTCCTGAAGGATTGTATTTACATTTTGTATGTATTGGTTCTTTATAGCTGCTTTTTGTTCTAATTCTCTTTGGGATTCTGTTTCCTTCTGAGCAAGTTTAGAAGCTTCCTTCTTAACCAACACCTTATGATATTTTCCACTTACAGCTTCCAGATCTCCATAGTTCTTAAGTCTTTCAATTTCTGTTGTTATATCTTCAGCTTCCATTCCCTGATCAGAGAGAGTTTGCCTTATAACAGCTATTTGATTGTCTTCCTGTGTTAGATCTAAATTCGTAAAATCTACAATGTTGTTATATATACCAAAGTATTCTTTTGGATTTACTCCTTTTACAAATATGGCTGTGAATGCATCCTGATAGTCTTCTCCAAATTGAGCAATGAAATTATTAAGTCTTTCTACTACTCCTTTTTCCTTTTCCTGGTTAAACCTCTCAAGGAATTCCTCAGGTGTACTAATAGGAGTTTCTGTTTCTCCTTCCTCTGTAGTGAATACACCAAGTTTTAGAAGGTCATTAGTTAGAGATGTAAATGTGGAAGTTGGTTTTTCTTCTTCCTGTTCATCATCTGTTTTTTCCTTCTTACTATCTGCAGGAATAACTTGTTCCTCATTGTCATCATCATCTCCTAAGAAATTATGTATGACATCCTGAGGAGTTTCTTCTTCTCCCTCTAACTTCTGAACAATCTCTTTTCCCTTTGCAGGTTTATCTGTTTTAAGAGGATCTTCTTCTGTTACCTCTTTAATAATAGGTGTAACATCTTCTGGATTTCCAGATGCTGTTTCAGGTGCAAGCAGATCATTAATAAGCTCTGCATTTCCCATTCCCATTTCCATAGTGTCCTGAATACCAAAGGTAAATGAAGGACTATCCAAATTCTCAGCCATATAATGTAGTTAATTAAAATTTGTTCGTAGAGTAAAAATATAACAATTTTGATTATAACCAATAGTGCCAACTAAGAAGTTAGTTCATTTCTTGCATAATATGGCATTTAACCAAATTGATTATTTTCATGAATTATGTTATTTTAGAAACGTATTCCAGAGTTTCTTTGATTCCTGATTAAATTTTAAAAGAGCATGTTCACTTAATTCAATTAGAAGTTTTCTACCATGATGGTTATGACATACAAAAATAATCTTGTTTGTTAGATCATCAAAATCTACCTCAGAAGCAAATGCTACATTAGGCATCCAATCAATTGTTTTTCCTACAACAATGGGTACCTTGTTAACAACAAAATCTGCCACCACAATATTAAAACTTTCTGTAAAGGATACCTGAAGTCCTAAATGCATCTTTTTAATCAGATGTTCAAACCTATTATGCTCTAACCATCCATGTATAATTAATTTATGTTTAGGATTTCCAATAAATAGTTCCTTTAGATTGTGTATTACCGGATTACTTGGATTGTGAATATCTCCATTAATATGAAAGTGAAGAACCTTCTCCATTTTATTAGCTGCAAAAATAGCACAGGTAGCCTGAAATAATTGATTCTTTAGTATCCTTGGAGAGCCAAAGCATCCAATATTTAATATTTCTGAATCATGATCTGCATGATTATCTTCTAGTTGAGTATTCCTAACAATATTTGGAAGATACTCAAATTGGTATGAATATATAGAAGACATAATTTCATTAAACTCCTTATTATTAAAGGATATAATAATGTTCTTTCTATTTAGTTCTATGTATTCATTGATGTATTTATAAGCTCTTGATTCAACAGCTAGAAATCCAACATTACTATGTACACGTATTACCCAATGTATGTTCTTATATTGCTTGATATTAATTAATTCTTCAAGCTTTTTACCTGTTACCCATAATGCTTCAATAATTACAATGTCAGGTTTAAACTTATGCACCTCTGCATCAATAAAATTACCATCAATAACAGTAACTACCTTACATATGTTTCCACTTTTCTCCAGATAATCAGCAACCATATCTGCAGAATTATGTAATCCATAGGATTGTGAATACTCCTTCTGATAGATTCTATTCTTCAGGATAAATAGAATACGTTTTGTCTTAGGTTTAATGTGTTTAACCTGATCAATGTTAATCCAATCTTTGCTCATGATTTCTATTTATTAGTACTTGTTATTTTGATTTTGATTTACTACTTCTGTTTTTACTATTCTCACGAGCGATTTGGAGATCATTTTTTTGGTTATCACGATCAACCTGTAGCTTTTCTCTTTCCACTTGTAATTTCTGCAAAGCTACAGTATTTTTTGATTGTATGTCTGCCATTTTTAATTGATAATCTTTTGCTGCTTTTGTTTGTTCACCAGCAAGCCTACTTACCTCAAGAACGTCAGGAACATTATTTGCATTAGTATCTTCACTCTGCACCTTTCCAAATCCTGTTGCCTGTATAATAGCTATTTCCTTTTTGGAAATTCTATCTAATTCTTTCTGATAGTTCTCATTAGCTACATCCTCCTGATGCTGTTGTTCTGCTTGTTGTAATTGATCTTGTGCCTGTTGTTGCTGTTGATCAAGTTCTCTCTGTTTCAAATCCTGTGCCTGTTGTTGCTGCTCTTGCAATCTATCTCTAAGATCTTTGAAGGTTTTCTTCATTGCCCTCATTGATTTTGTGG